GATAACAATGGTAAATATTGGTACTTAGGATTAACTAAGGGATTGGACATCACAGGCGGTTCTGCTCAGTCAGGTGCTGCTCTTGGTGACAGAAGCGGTTATTCTTTGACTTTCACAGGTACAGAAGCTGATCTTTCTCCTGAAGTAAGTTCTACAGTTGCTGGACAGTTGGAAACAGCAGGTTCATAATAGATAGTGTTTAAATGGTGAGAGTGCCCTGCCTTTTGGTGGGGCATTTTTGTTAAATTCAATCAATTCTGACATTTATTAGTGTGATTACATTAACGAAAGGACAGATTCAATATATATATCTAACGTTAACAGAAAAGCAAACTATTTCTGCACCTAATTATTTATTTGTGTTTGAACAAAGGTCTACAAATACAGAAGTAAAATTTGTTTTAACTAACGTAAAAGATTTATCTTTATATAAAGACAGATATAATAAGTTTCAAATTAATGTTAATCAATATTTTTTGAGCAAGTTAAATGGTCAATATACATACTCAGTATATCAACAGACATCATCAACGAATACAAGTATAAACGGATTAACACTTTTGGAGAGTGGAATTATGATGCTTGATGGAGAAGGGGTTGAATATACGGAGTATGCAACTAAAGACACATATAAAATAAGACAATGAGTTTAGAAAATCAATTTGTTTTAGTTCAATTTGCAGAAGCAAAGCAGCCTGAATACGTTGAGAAAAAAGGCGAAGGTTGGGTTGGGTATGGTCATCGTAATGACTATCCTAATTATCTTGTTGAACTATTCAATAAATCAGCAAAGCATAATTCAATCATAAAATCTAAGGTTCATTACATTTGCGGAAATGGATGGGTAGGAAATAAAGATTTTATTGATCATGTTAATAGAAGTGAAAGCCTTAATGATCTTACAAGAAAAGTAAGCACAGATATTGAAATTTTTGGTGGTGCTTATATGGAGGTTATTTGGGGATTGAATAAGGTAGCTGAGATATGGCATATTGATTATACTAAAATCAGGACTAACAAAGACAACACTCAGTTTTGGTACAAAGAGGAATGGAAAGACAATAAGGAAAAATACAAGGTATATCCTGCGTTTAACCCTAAAAACCCACAGGGAAGCCAAATTTTGTACGTAAAAGAATATAGACCATATACACAGGTTTATGCTTTACCGGGCTATTTTGGGGCTTTAAATTACATTGAGAGCGATATTGAAGTTTCTAAGCACGTTCTTGGAAATGCAAAGACAGGATTTAGTGCAAGTAAACTTATAACCCTTCCAAACGGTGAGCCTTCACCGGATGAGCAAAGTGTTATTCATCGTAAATTTAAGAACACTTATACAGGTGCTGATGGTATAAAGTATATGCTATCTTTTGTCAATGATGCTTCAAGAAAGCCAATCATTGATGACTTAGGTCAGTCCGATTTAACAAAAGAAGACTTTGCAAATGTTGACAGCTTGATTCAGACTAACATATTTAGCGGTCATCAGATTACAACACCTTCAATTTTCGGTATTGCTGAAGCAGGTAAGCTTGGAAGCAGAACTGAAATGAGGGATGGTTACGAGATTTTCAAGAATACCTATGTAAACGCAAAGCAAATGTTTTTGGAGTCAACATTTAATATGTTGGCAAAATATGCAGGGTACAATGAAGAAATGAAAATAATTCCAACAGAGCCAATAGGAATTGATTTAACAGAAGCTGCATTGCTTCAGATTGCACCTAAAGAATGGTTACTTGAAAAAGCAGGTATTGATATCACAAAGTATCAACCTGAAACTGTACAAAATCCTGTACAAGATACTGTACAACAATCTGTACAGATGTCACAGCAATTTGATTTTTCTTCATTGGATGAATTTGGAGAAAGTAAAGAAAACTTTAACGTATTTAAACAAAGAGCATATTTTCAGGAAACACAATTGTTTGAAGATGTTACACAATTGCAATCAAATATCTTGGACCTAATCACAAAGGATAAAAGAATTACACCTGAAGTTATTGCAGATGTATTAAAAGAAGATGTTGGTGCTGTTAAAAGAGTGATTGATGTTCTTGAAAAAAAGGGTTATATAGAATCAAAAGAAACATCTATTGGTAAGGGTGATGATAAATCAATTATCATTGAAAGAAAGCTGACTGCACCGATAAACGAAATAGTCGAAAGCATGAAGCCTAAAACAACTGAGTTTTTGATCAGGTATTCATATGAATGGAGGCAGGGGTTTAACGATAGTGATTTAGATACTTCAAGAGAATTTTGTCAATACTTTGTGACTACAGAAAAAATGTACAGCAGAAGTGAAATTGAAGCGATGAGTGCAAGGTTGGGTTATGATGTATTCAGTAGAGGTGGAGGTTGGTACACAATACCTGACACAAATAAACACAGACCTTATTGTAGGCATCAATGGAAAGCAAACGTTGTAACAAGAAAATAAAATGAGTTTAAACATATTATTCATATCAGCAGACACAATCAAGGAAAGATCAGGGCTGCATTATAATGTTGATGAAAAGCTAATCAAGCCTGAAATCAAGACAGCACAGGATATGTTTATCCTACCTGCTCTTGGTTCTGCTTTATATGATAGGCTTCAGGATGGTATCAATTGTAATAATTTAACCTGTGATGAAAAGACTTTACTTGATGATTACATTGTTGATACACTTGTAAACTTTGTATTGAGTGAACTTCCACAGGGATTGAGTTTTCAGTTTTATAATAAAGGGTTGGTTCGTAAAAGTTCAGACAATACTGATCTGCCTTCAATGCAGGATTTGCTTGACATAGCAAATAGATACAAAGCAAGGGCAGAATTTTATAAACAAAGATTAATTAAATACCTGAAAGAACAGTCTGCAAATGGTAATTTCCCACTTTACCTAAATTGGGGACCGGGCATTGATGCAATCAAGCCTGACAATGATGCATACAGAGCATCCATTTGGCTTGGTGATGATTATTGCTGCAAAGGGGAAGTAACATTTAAGGAAATGTATCAGGGCAATAACCCTCAATGTTGTAGAGAATGAGCAAACAAGCTAATCTAAAAAATCAGGAAAAGTTAAAACTATATCTGAAAAAAAATGAGCAAAACCTTAAATCAAATAGTGTCACAAATTCAAGGCTTCGGAACGAGTCATCCGCAACTGAAAACAGTTCTGTTCGGAGAGTTTGCCGAAAAGTTGGATGATCAGGATATCGAATATCCTGCAATGTTCTTTGATTTGACAGGTGGAAGTGTGATTGAAAAACAAATTACTTATAACATGAGTATATTTATTTTGGACAGGCACTTGGTTGAAACAGATGGGTTAGAAATACTTTCAGATACTAACTTAATCATGCAAGACATTATTGCTGAATTAAGAAATAACGTAAATGATTATGAGGTGAGCACCACAATTCCTTTGGTGTATGTAAGAGAATACGATCCTGATTTTCTTGCAGGAGTTCAAGCGGATGTAACATTAACAACAGATTCATTAAATAACAGATGTCAAATACCTTAATATGAGCGATTTCAGACCGGCACAATTAGATATACAGATTTGGAAAGGCGATTCATGGCAGCAAACGTTTACGTTGACATTGGATAGCACACCCATAAATCTTTCAACAGCTGATGTTAAAATACAGATTGTCAGCGGTTGCAGCGACACAGTTGTAGCAACTTTAACCGAAGGCGATGGTATTACTGTTGGCGGTGCGAGTAACAATAGCATCATCATAAATAAAGTAATAAGTTTAGATGCCGGAGAGTATAAATATGATCTTCAGGTGACATTTAGTAGTGGGATAGTGAAGACATATCTTTGGGGTGAATTTTCTGTAACTGATGATATTACAACATAATGAGTACAAACATATCTTCTACCGAACAAATCGTTGAAATTAATGCAGGTGATCAGATTACGAATGTCAATATTGTTTCTCAATCAACCACGCAAGTAATTTCAGGTGAGCAAGTTGTAACTGTTGATGTTAATGCAGGTACTATTCCTGCTGCATGGGGTACGATTACAGGTACACTTTCAAATCAAACAGACCTTCAGAATGCTTTAAATTCAAAGCAGAATAATATTACTTTAACAACAACAGGGACTTCAGGTGCTGCAACACTTATTGGTGCAACATTGAATATACCTAATTATACTGACACAGGTTTGACTTCGGTTGGATTAAGTGTACCAACAGGACTAACTGTTTCAAATAGTCCATTGACTTCAAATGGAACTATTGCTGTTGCTTATGCGAGTGGTTATTCAATACCTACAAATGCTAAACAAGCACAATGGGATCAGGCATATAATGATAAAATAAATAGTGCTGAAGTTTCAGGTACAACAACAAAAACTTTAACACTTACACAACAGGATGGTGGTATTATTCAGGCTTCATGGTCTGATATTGACACAGCACCTGTAACAAGTGTTTTTGGAAGAACAGGTGATGTTGTTGCTGCTGAAGGTGATTACAATTTGAATCAACTTGGTGATGTTACAATAACAACAGCAACCAATGGTCAAGTTTTAAAATACAATGGAACAGCATGGGTTAATGCTGCTGATGCGAGTGGATTAACATCTGTAGGAGTTTCAATGCCCTCTGCATTTAATGTTTCAGGTTCACCTTTGACATCAAATGGAACAATTGCAATTACAGGGGCAGGAACTACAAGCCAATATATCAGAGGTGATGGTAGTTTAGCAACTTTCCCTTCAGTTGCAAGTGAAGCAAAAACTTTAATCAGGGAGGTTTATAATAAAACAGGAGAAACTTTAGCAAAAGGGACTGTTGTTTATATCAATGGCGGTCAAGGTAATTTGCCAACTGTTACAAAAGCAATTGCAACAACTGATGAAAGTTCAGCACAGACATTCGGTTTTGTGCAAAGTGACATCACAAATATGAATAATGGTTTTGTGGTTGTTGCAGGTGGTATTGATAATCTTAATACACAAGCATATCCTGAAGGGACTGCCTTGTATTTAAGCCCAACAACAGCAGGATTATGGACTTCTACAAAACCATATGCACCTAACCATATTGTTTATTTAGGTACTATTGTAAGATCGCATCCTACACAAGGTGTGATTGAAGTTAACATAAGCAACGGTTGGGAATTAGATGAATTGCATAATGTTTCTGCAAGATTCCCTTCAAATAAAGATGGGTTATTTTATAATTCAACAAATTCTATTTGGGAAAATAAAAGCATTGAAGGAGTTTTAGGTTATACACCTGTTCCTAATTCAAGAGTAATTACAATCAACGGAACTGCACAGGATTTAAGTACAGACAGAACATATAATGTAGGTACAGTTACAAGTGTGAACGCAACTGTGCCGACAGGGTTTGAAGTTAGTGGAGTTCCTATAACAAGCACAGGAACAATTGATATTAAATTTGCTTCAGGGTATTCTTTGCCAACTGATGCAAAACAAACACAATGGGACACAGCATATACAAAAAGAATTGATACTTTAAATGTCACAGGTAATTCAGGAAGTGCATCACTTGTAAGCAATATTCTTAATATCCCAACTTACACTTTGACAGGTTTAGGTGGTGAACCTGCAATCACAGCAGGAACATCTTTGCAATACTTCAGAGGTGACAAAACTTTCCAAACTTTAGATACATCCGTTGTTCCTGAAAATGGTCCTGTATATTTTACAGAGCCAAGAGTTAGGCAGACAGTCCTTTCAGGATTGAATGTCACAGGTGGTTCAATTGTTGCAACAGATAATGTTTTAAATGCTTTTGGAAAGATACAGAATCAGATTAATGGTTTAATCGGTGGTTCAATATTCCAATCAACTTGGAATGCATCCACAAACACACCTTCACTTGCATCAGGGGTTGGAACGAAAGGTTATTACTATATTGTTTCTGTTGCAGGTACAACTAATCTTGATGGGATTACTGACTGGCAAATAGGGGATTGGGCAATATTCGATGGGACAGTATGGAGAAAAGTTGATAACACAGATGCGGTTGTATCTGTTAATGGTTACACAGGTGTTGTGAATCTTGTTCTTGATGATTTAGCTGATGTTTCGGCAGCATCGCCAACAGATACACAATTACTTCGTTTTAATGGTACAACATCAAAATGGTATAATTGGACACCTAATTACGAACCTGCATTAACAAAAGGAAATTTAACAGAAGCAACATCTTCTGTTTTGACAATTACAGGTGGATCAAATGCAGTTATTGGTTCAGGTACAACAATACAAGTAAAACAATCTTCTGCAACAGGAAGTGGTTTTTTAAGTTCAACTGATTGGACAACTTTCAATAATAAGCAAAATGCTTTAACAAATCCAGTTACAGGTACAGGAACAAATAATTATGTTGCTAAATTTAATGCAACAGGAAGCACAATTGCAAATTCACAAATATTTGATGATGGTACAAGTGTTTCAGTTGGTTCAACAGTAATAAGTTCAAAATTTACTGTTTATGGTGGTACAAGTAGTGCAGGATCATCAACATCATCTTCAGCATATACAATTGCTGCAAATGATCCAACAAGTATGGCAGCAGGGGTTGGTGGTTCATTGTTATTTCAAGGATATAAAACAGGAACAAGTTCAATCGGAAATTTTGCATATATAGCAGGTAAGAAAGAGAATGCAACCGCAGGTAATGAAGCAGGTAATATTGTAATGGGTACTTTCAATTCAGGTGGAACACCATCTGAAAACTTTAGAATAAAATCAACAGGTCAAACAACTATTACAAATGTTGAAAAAACTAATAGCACTCAAACTGTTTTAGAGCTAATTGGATATAATGCAACACCTGAATCAAAGGGATTATATTTTAATTTAGTTTCAGGAACACCATTATGGGTAATTAGAACTGGTGCAACAGGAACAGATGCAGGAATAAGAATTGCACCTGATGGTACAAATGGTTTGAATATTGCATATAGTGGTGATAGTAGTTTTACTTATAAACTTGGTGTAGGTATAACACCTTCTAAAAAACTTGATATATATGATGATGCATCAGGAGGAACTGATGATATTGTAAGGGTTCAACAAGGATTAGCAGCTAACCATGCATGGTATAGAAGTCAAAGAAATGGTGGAGCAAATATGGTTATTGGTGCAACAAGAAATAATGTAGATGTCAATGTTCCTGCAAATTCATCAATTGTGTGGAATCAGACAGGTAGTGATATGGCATTTGGAACTGATAATGCTTTAAGATTTACATTAACATCAGGTGGAACATTTAATTATACTGCTTCTGTAACTGCTGCTTCTGCAATTGCGAGAGGATTTCATGTTCAACCAACTCTTGTTGCTTCAGCTAATGGTGATTCTTTAGTTGGATTAGATATAAGACCATCTTATAATTTAGGTGCTTATGGAAGTACACAAAGAATACCATTTAGAGCACAGTTGGCTGATAATAGATGGATTGAATATAATGAAAATATTTACACTATCAAATTTAATGATAATGCAAACGTATTACCATTGGTGATTGAAAATGCTTATGGTGGTGGATTTGCAGTTGGAGTTGATTTTAAATTGGGATATGGTGGTTCAGGTTCATCAGTAGGTACTTCTGTAAGTGCTGGAAGAATTTATGTTTCACCTGAAGGTTCATGGAGTTCAACTGCATCAACACAAGATGCAAGTATGATATTTTATACTGTTGCAGATGGTGTAATGGGTGCAGGTTTATCAATTACATCTGGGAAAACAATAAAATTTGATGGATATAGTACAAATGGATTTGTAAAAACATCATCATCTAATGGAACAATAACAATAGATACAACATCTTATCAACCATTACTTACCAATCCAGTAACAGGAACAGGTAATGGTGTAGCAGGTCAGGTAGCTTATTTTACAGGGAATAATTCAATAGATGGAACATCAGCATTCAGTTGGTCATCTCCACAGGCAACAATTGGAATATCTGATTCAGGAAACAATACAGATTATTCATTAAGAATTATAAGACATGGTACATTAGCAAATCCAGGTACATGGACAACAACAAGTTCAAGAGCATTATTAATACAAGATTTTTCAACTGATGGTGGATCATCATTTGATCCATCAGGATTAGTATCAATTGAACTTCCAAGAGTTGCATCATCTGATACAAATGCAGGTAATATAATAGCATTTAGGGTTGCGAATGATACGCTTGTTGGTTTAGCAGTAAATGGAAAAGGAAATACATTTTTAGGTCAAAGTGGATCAACTGATACTGGAGAAAGATTACAAGTGAGTGGTTCAGGTAAATTTAGTAGTACATTGACTTCAGTAGGTTTAACATCAACAAGTACAATAAATCTTGGTGGTGGCACAACAGGAGTTACTTCACCTGATTTATATATTGATGCAACAAGTGCATCTTCAAAAGTGTATATTGGAAGATTAAGCACAACAGATAATGATAATACAGAATTTTATGTAAGAGATAGAGCAGGGCAAGTTGCAATGTTTGTTAGTACTTCGGCATTACAAACTGCAATTGGAAGTTCAACAAGAATTTCAAGATTAACTGTAACAGGATCTACAACTGCTGATACTGCAAGAATTGTAATTAATGACAGATTCAATAGTGGTGCAACAAGTTTTGGTTATGATTTTTATAGAACTTATGACACAGGTGGAAATGATCAATTAGCAGGTTATATCAGAATTAATAGAACTGGAGGTGATGCAAATGGTGGTATGTCTTTTGGTGTTGGTGATAGATCATTAGTTTCAGAACGTATAAATATTGGTAATACAGGAATAATAAAAATTTCAACAAATAATGTAGCGTTAGTGCAAACTAATGCAGCAGGAACAGGGACAATTGGTATTGCAAGAGTAACAAGTGGTAATAACTTACAAATAGGTGATGGTGGTACTGCAAATCCAACTAATATTTATTTCCCAAATGGAAATGTTGGAATAAACACAACAACTGTTAATGCTAAACTACAAATAAATGATAGCACAGTATCATCAGGTGGTTCAGCAATTCATGCATATGGTTTTGATGGTGCTGCAAACTTTTATACAACACGTGGTGAAAGTCCTGCAAATACTGCGATTTATTTATATAATAATCCATCAGCAGGACAAGGTTATGGTACAGGTATTTCATTCAGAGCAAAGTCAAGCACAACAGATAGTCGTTCACAGGCTGATATTTATACAACATGGACAACTGCAACAGATGCCACAAGAACTGCAAAATTAGTTTTTACAACTGTTGATTCAGGTGTAAATAGCACTAAAATGACTTTACTTGGTAATGGTCATCTTGGTGTTGGTCAAGAAACACCTTCAGGAAGATTACACGTAACAATGACAGGTATAAGTGCTTCAAATCCTTCACTTGGATGGCCTGTATATAATGCTGAAGCAGATACAAATGCAAGAAGTATTTATGTAGATACCGCAGGAAATAGCAATACAAGTACCGCAGGTCAAGGTGCAACAGTTGTTTTGCAACTTGGTCAATATTATGATTCACGTGTTGTAATAACACCAACAGGTGCAGGTGGTGCATCACCTTCTGATCAGGGTAGTGGTAGAGGAAAGGATATGATGATTAAAGCAGGAACATCAGATAATGGTGCAGGTTATAAAGGAGGTAGATTATATCTGAATGGTGGTATGGGTTACCAATCTGCATATAATGCAAATGGTGGTGAAATAATTATGCAAGCATTAACAGGAAGTGGTAATGTTTTAATTGGTACTTCGACAAATAATACAGGTAAGTTACAAGTTTCGGGATCAATTTATGCAACTTCATTTTTTGAATCATCTGATATAAGATTAAAAAATGTGATTGAAAAAAATCCAAAATCTAATCTGAAATTAGATGTACTTAAATTTACACGTAAAGTTGGTGATGATAAAGATCAAGTAAGGTTTGGATATTCTGCACAACAAGTTAAAGAATTAATGCCTGAATTGGTTGGAGGAAAAGAATATTTAAGTGTAAATTACATTGATGTACATACATTAAAGATTGCATCACTTGAAGAAGAAATAAAACAACTTAAAAACAAATTAAATGAGTTGGGCAGGTAGATCATCAAACCAAACAGTTTCATTTACAGATTTAAAAGATGCGGTTGATACAGGTGTTTTTCTTGGGAAATCAACCATAACACCAAGTGCTGAACAGGTAACAAAATCTGATGTTGATACTTATGTATGGGTGAATACTTTGTTCCCTGCATATTCTGCAAAATCAAATAATCAACTTGTTGTTAAATCAAATCTTCAAAAAGGTTGTTGGTGTTGGAGGTGTACAAATAATGATACAGTAACAAGAAATGTTACCTTTACACCATGTAATACAAGCACACCTGTAACAGTTCCTGTTTTTGGAAATGGGGATTTTATCAGGGTATGTTCAAATGTAATTCCTACAGGTGACTCAGCTTTCTTTATATTTGACATATGTGGAAGTGCAGGAACAGCATCAAGATGTAATACAGAAGATGATTGTTCGGGTTGTGCTGCCTGTGGTGATCCATGTGGTGGTGATCCTTACTAAATTATTTTTATGGATATAAAAGAAATCGTTCAGGCTTGGGCAATTGCCTTGAAGCCTACAGAGGAACAGATTGAACTTGCTGAAAAACGGTATGAAATTTGCAAGTCCTGTGAATATATACAGGACAATTTCTTTGGAGAGTCATGCAACATTTGTGGTTGTGTTATTAAGAAAAAGATATTTTCACCAAGAAATCCTGCCTGTCCATTAAAAAAGTGGTAAATTTGTTAAAAATACATTTATGAAGCATAAAGATTTAATCTTAACAATGTCTTTGCTTGTCGCAAATATTGGCGATCAAAAGACCAAAACACAAAAAAAACTTTTAAAGATTCACGAACAACTGAAAAAGCATTATGATGCCTATCAAGAAAAGATTGCTGAATTAAGATTGGACAATGCATCTGTGGACAAAGATGGCAATTTAATATTGGATGAAAAGGGGGAATACAAATACAACAAAGATGGACTTAAAAAGCTAAATGAAGCAGCAAAAGAATTGCTTGAAGCTGAATTTGAATATAAACCTATTGAGGTTATGAATCCTGAAGGTTTAGATATTCACGTTTATTTGAAGGGATGGGTAAACGGAGTAAAATTTCAAGATGAGGAAGTTATTGATCTGTAGTCTGTTTTTGACAGGATGCCTTTCCGAAAAAAAACTTGCAGAAACCTGTGCAGAAAAATTCCCTATTAAAGAGGAAATTAAGGAAGTTTTAGTAATCGACACAGTACAGTCACTCCCCGATACGGTTGTGGTTCATTTTAAGGACTCAAATTTCACTTTTGTCTGCCCACCTGTACAGACTATCACAAAAACAAAAGAGGTCATTAAAACGCAGGAAAATACTGCTAAAATCAAATCCTTAAAATTGGCACACCAAAAGGAAATGGAAGGCTATATTAAGGACTTCGAAATGCACGAAGAAAAGCACAATAAAGAAATCGAAAAATTAAAGAAAGATTTAAACAATGCTGAAAGTAAGGTTGAAAGCTTGAGGAAATTTAAACGTTGGTTTATATTATTAATATCAGGAATAATACTTTACTTTGTTATTCGTAATAGGTGGTTAAGATTCCCTCTGTAAGTACAGGGGGTTTCTTTTTTTAGTGCATATGTCAGCTTTCCCCTGATTTTTTTACTACATAAAGTGTCATAAAAGGCACTTTTTGAGCGATTAATGAGCCGAATATGAGCCACAATCGGCTCAAAATTTATTTTTTTAATTGTAAAATAAGATTTATATTTGAACTCTAAACCCACTTATTATGCAATTAAAACACATCAAATCCGATGTTTACCACCTGATTGGTGGCGATTACATCAACTGTTTCTTAACAGAAAAGGAACTTCTCAGATTAGTTAAAGACAATGACATTGCCTATGTTTACAAAACCCCGATTGGGTATTTTGTAGATCACGATCTTGGGCAACTTCCATTTCATCATTATTTGAAAGTAATTTCACAAAATGCATTGGACTCTCTTTGTATCATCTTAAACAATGGCATATATGAACAACAATAGACTTTACATCCCAATTTCCGCACAGGAATACATCAAGAATCAATTTAAGGACAAAGTAACTTTTGAAGTACAAACAGAAAATACTGTTGTTGCTATATTTGAACATGAATTAAATTCATTGGATATAACAGACATATTTTTTGCAGGTGCTTTTTGGGGCATTAATAAATCACTTAAAACAACATAAAATGAACACAGTAAAAATCAAAGGGAAAGATTACGTTCCTGTACATGAACGAATCAAATGGCTAAACGAGAATTACGAGTACAACATTCAAAGCGATTATCAGTACTACCCTGAAAGGAAAATGT